TGGACGGCTACCGGCCGGGCTCGAAGAGTGCCGGCCTCCCGTCCGTCTCGTCCTCGACGAGCGGGCAGTGGTCCCACTGGCAGCGTTCTCGCATGGACGCCCGCCAGGCCGCGGTCTACCGGGGCGCGCTCGGCTACGGTCACTCCTTCGTCCTGACGGAGAAGACCAAGAAGGGCGTGATGTCGAAGGGCCTGTCCGCCAAGCGGACGGCTGCCCTGTTCGAGGACCCTGCGAACGACGAGACGCCGTACGCCGCGATCACCGTGGTGTCCAAGCCGCGAGGCGAGACGCCGGGCAAGGCCCGGCTCTTCGACGGCAAGCGCGAGTACGCGGTCAGCTTCAAGTCGTACACCGACGCCGACTCCATCCGGGTCGGGGCCGGCAAGCTGCACGGCGCTACCGAGTGCCCGGTCACCCGCTTCGCCGCGTCGGTCGACCTCGAAGGCCGCACGATCGGCGTCGTCGAGCCGATGATCCCGCTCCAGAACCGCATCAACCAGACGATCTTCGATCTGCTGGTTGCCCAGACGTACACCTCGCACGAGGTGCGGTACGTGACCGGCATGGCTCCGCCTCTCCAGATGGAGATGCTGGACGAGAACGGCATGGTCACCACCGATCCGACTCTGGCCGTGGACAGCCGGCCCAAGCTCGACCCGGCCGGCAATCCCATCCCGGCCGCGATCAACCACAACGCGCGGCGCTTCCTCTTCGCCGAGGACCCGGACGTGAAGTTCGGTTCGCTGCCTGCTGGTCCGATCGGCTCGCTCATCGACTCCGTCGACATGAGCATCCGCCACCTCGCGGCCGTCTCGCAGACTCCGCCGCACCACCTTCTCGGCCAGATCGCGAACCTGTCTGCCGAGGCCCTACTCGCTGCGGAGACCGCGCTGAGCCGGAAGATCACCGAGTTCCAGTCCATCTTCGGAGAAGCCTGGGAGCGCGTCTTCCGTCTGGCGGCCGAGCTTGAGGGCAACACCGCGGAGCAGGAGGACTTCTCCGGCGAGGTTCAGTGGCGGGACATGGAGTCGCGCTCGCTGGCCCAGGCCGCGGACGCTCTCGGCAAGTTGGCAGACCAGCTCGGTATCCCGAAGCGTGGTCTGTGGAAGCGGGTGCCCGGCATTACCCAGACCGAGTACGAGGACTGGGAGCAGATGGCCGAGGAGGACGACTCCGTCGGCCAGCTCGCTTCTGCCCTTACCCGAGCCACGCCTGACACGGCGTCCGGCTCGGTGCCGGCCTCACCCGACAGTGAGGCGGTCGCCGCGTGACCAGCCCAGCCCGACAGGCTGAGGCTGACCGCGCCGCGATTGCGTTCCAGATGGCGCTCACCCAGATCGGGGCGGGCACCGTCACGAATGCGCTTGCGATGTGGGAGGACGTCCCGGCTACAGCCAGGGCGTCCACCGCCACCTCTTGGCTGAGGCGGGCCATCACGCTGGTGATGGGTCGCAGGCGCCAGTCGCGGGACCTTGCCCGCGCGTACTACCGCCTCGTCCGCGCCCTGCGGACGGGGACCACGGTTGCCGATCCCTACCACCCCGAGCCCAGGTACGTGACTGTCACGACCCTGCGCGAGGAGTTCGCCGCCTTGATCGGAGGCGCTGAGCGCCCCCAGGAGGGGCGTGCAAGCGACCCCCCTACCGAGACCTCGGACTCCACCTCGTCGGCCGCGACCGGCCAAGCTGGGGAAGCTGACGAGGAAGCCCCCGATGATCCCGACCAGGCGTCGGAAGACGAACTCGACCGCATCCTGGTCGAGGAGATCGAGGGCCTTCGCGAGGCGGAGGAGCGGATCGAACGCGAGGCGGAGCAGGAGCTGCGCCTGGTGCTGGAAGCCCTTGGGCCCACCAACCTCCAGAAGAAGGTCGACGTGATCGACGGCGCCAGGAGCGCTGACGAGGTCGACAAACTTCGGGACGAGGCCAAGAAGCAGGCCGGCGCCCAGCAAGCCGCAGCCGCTGAGCGGGTCGCCATGAACGGCGGTCGCTCGGCGATCTGGAACCACATGTCGCGGGACCGTCGAGCCCTTGGCTACATCCGACTTTCGCGTACCGGTACCCCTTGCGGGTGGTGCGCGATGCTCATCTCTCGTGGGCCTGTCTACCGATCGAAGAACTCGGCTGAGTTCGCCGACGGGGACAAGTACCACGACAACTGCCACTGCTACGCGGAACCCGTGTTCACGCAAGAGCAGTACAGCAGCTCGTCCACGTACGAGCTGAACCGCCGGTACGAGGAGCTGTGGCCCAAGGTCACACGCGGCCTGTCCGGCAAGGCGGCTGTGTCCGCCTGGCGCCGGTTCATCCGGCAAGAACAGCAGGCCGCAGCCCAGGAGGCTCGGCGATCCCCATCGAGCGTCCAGGAGGCGTGACAGTGCCTGAGCAGGAAACCCCCAGCACCGAAGAGACCACCACGGAAGAGACCGTCGAGACGCCCCCGGAGGGCGAGACCCCCCAGGGCGAAGAGACGGCCACAACCGAGGAGAAGCCCACAGAGGAGAGCGTTCCGGCTGACGTGCTTCGCAAGAAGCTGACCGACGCCAACGCCGAGGCGGCCAACTACCGCACCAAGCTCCGTGAGACGGAGGCCAAGCTCAGCTCGGCCAAGACCGTCGAGGAGTTCGAGGCGGCGACCGCCGAACTGAAGGGGCAGATCGAGTCGCTGGAGCGGAGCATCCTGCTCAACAACGTGGCCGCCAAGTACGAGCTTCCGCCCGTCCTCGCCAAGCGCCTTTCGGGCGCCACCGAGGAGGAGCTGGAGGCCGACGCGAAGGAGCTCCAGAAGCTCGTCGCACCTGAGCAGCCGCAGTCCCTGTCCGGGGGCCTGGACCCCGAGGACAACGAGGACGACTTCGATCCGGTCAAGGCCGCGCAGGCAGCTCGCCGCGCCCGCCGTTACTGACCACCTTCTGGCAAGTGTGCAACCTGCGCACGCCGATCCTCCCTACCGAACGGAGCAAGTAACCCGTGGCTGAACACGTCGTCATCAAGCCCGAGAAGATCGCCGCGACCGCGGCGGTCGCTCTGGAGCAGTCCCTTGTCGTGCCCGCGCTCTTCCAGCGTGAGGGCATCGACCAGTTCAAGGGTGCCAAGAACGACACCATCAACGTCAAGGTCGAGGGCGTCCTGCCCTTCCGTACCTACGGCTTCCGCAACAACCGGTCCACTGCGATCCAGTTCGACGAGTACGCCGAGAAGACCGTCGCCGTCCAGTTCGGTGGCGACATCTACTCCGCGGTCAAGCTGACCGACGAGCAGCGCGACTTCGACCTCGACGGCTGGGCCAAGCTCATGGCCAAGCAGACCGAGGCCATCGGCCGCGGCCTGGAGCGCCAGGCGGTCAACGCCCTGCTCGACGAGAGCTACGCGGTCACCCTTGGTGGTGCCGTGAGCGGTCGGGCCGGCGACCTGCGCAAGACCCTGATCAAGGCGCGCGACGTCCTCAACAAGTTCCGTGTCCCGCTGGAGGGTCGCGTTCTGCTCGTCGGTTCCGACTGGGAGCTCGCGCTCCTGACGGACGACAAGCTGAACCTGGCCGGCAACGTCGGCGAGCAGGAGGCGGTCTCCGCTCTGCGCGAGGCTTCGATCGGCCGACGCTTCGGCTTCGACATCGTCATCTCGCAGGAGATCCCCGGCGACGCCGCGTTCGCCATGCACCGCTCCGCGTTCATCTTCGCGACCGGTGCCCCGTCCGTCCCGTCCTCGGTGACCGGTGGCTCTGCCGCGCACAACGGTGTGGCCCTGCGCTGGATCCAGGACTACGACGCGAACTACCTGACCGACCGTTCCGTGGTCAACACCTACAAGGGCTTCCGGTCCGTCAAGGACCAGCTCCTGGGTGTCGACAACGGCACCGACCAGGCGTTCGTGTCCGAGTACGAGCACTTCGTCCGTGCGATCCGCCTCGACCTCGACGCCACGGCCGACGTGCTGCCCGACCCGGACGGCCCTGACGCCGTTCAGGTCGAGCTCGCTGCGATCACCGGTGTCGCCGGGGTTGCTGACGGCGCTGGCGTCTGATCCATCGGCTGAGTGGGGCGGGGTGTGCAAGTTGCGCATCCCGCCCCTCCCCGTGAGTGAAGGAGAACCATCTTGGCGAACTTCGCCACACTGGAAGAGCTGAAGGCTCGCCTCGACTGGACGCTCGACGCTGACGAGGAGCGCATCGCGACCTCGGCCCTGGAAGACGCCTCCGACCTGGCCAGCTTCCACGCTGGCCGTGACTGGCCGGACGTCACCTCTGCACCCCGCCTGGTACGGACGCTGGTCCTGAAGGCGTGCAGCCGGTACATGACCAACCCCTCGGGCTACACCCAGTCCCGAGCGGGCGACGAGACCCTGGGATGGAACGACACCCAGGGCGAGAACGCGGGCACCGTCTACTTCACCGACGACGAGCAGAAGCTCCTCGTGCAGATCGGCGGGCGCAAGCCCGGCCTGGTCTCGGTGGGCGTGAGCGCCTGGAACTCGGACATCCGCAGCTACCGCGGCCGGCGCCTTCGCGGCAACGACCTCCCGGCCGGCTTCGTCCCCTCGGAGTCCGGCAAGGACTTCCCGCTGTACGCCAGTGAGGACGACGTCTGGTGAGCTCGATGCAACGCAGACGCGGCGTCGTAGCCACCATCTACCGCAGTCGCTACCACACGGACAACCGCGGCAACGAGATCCTGGTCGCCGACGACGACGGCCCGCACCTCGTCAAGTGCGCGCTGATTCCTCAGCGTTCGGCGCGGGCCGAGATCCCAGGTCAGCAGCAGATCAACATCACCCGCATGATCGTGGCCGCCGACCTCGAAGGCGTCGAGCTGTGGTCGCGGGTCGAACTGCTCGGCAAGGTCTGGGACATCGTGACCCCGCCGGCCTACCACCACGGCGAGCGCCGTACGCGGCACTGGGCGATCGACATCCGCGAGAGGCCGAGCTGATGGCCTACATCTACAGGGGCCTCAACGGCAAGAACCTCGAAGAGATCATCGCCTCGCTGGACGGCGTCCAGGACGAGGTCGACTCCCGAGCATTCGAGATCGGAGTGCGGGCCGAGGAGCTCCTGCTCCAGCACCGCGCCGAGGGCATCGCCCAGATCGACATCGTCAAGGGCGACGTCGACTCCTACGTCGTTCTCGTGGACGCCAACGGAACGAACGCCAAGTCCGGCGCCAACTCCGCGGCCTCGATCGAGTTCGGCCGCTCCGCCTACGACGTGGAAGTGGTGGACCAGCAGGGCCACTACGTCACCGAGTACACGGTCGGCGCGATGGAGGGTCTCCACATCCTGGAGCAAGCCTCGCACCTGCCCAAGAAGTCCGGACCCACGGTCAAGGTCAAGCGCCAGAAGGTCCGGATCATCCGGCGCAAGAAGAAGAAGCGCGGGGGTGGTAGAGGCTGATGGCCGGAGTACCCCCGGAGATCAAGGCGCTTGCCGAGCTCTCCCCCGTCGAAGACCTGATGCTCGCGATCCTGCGAGAAGGGCTTCCGGGGATCACGGTGAAGTCCCTGATCTCCAAGAACCAGACGTTCCCCCTCGTCCTGGTGCGCCGCGACCCTTCCTTCGGGAACTGGTCGGGTGACACCCGGTTCCTCGACGCAGCACGCGTCGCGGTCCACGTCTTCTGCCAGGACCCTGACGGCGACGAAGACGCCGCGATCCTCTCCGAGGCCGTACGCGTCGTCATCCGCAACGCGTGGCTCTCGCAGAAGGTCGTCCCCTCGCGCGGCCACATCACACGGGTCGACCTCGCGTCCGCCCCTCGTCGGGTCACCGACTGGGCGACGTCGACCGGCCCGGTCCAGTACGCGGACCTTCCCACTGGTGTCTGGCGCTACGAGGCGACCTACGACATCGAGATCCGCAAGCCGCGCAACCGCCCGTACCCAATCCCGTAAGGAGACTCCTTCGTGGCACTGAACGACAACGCCACCCTCGTCATCGGTAGTGGTAACTACCTGACCGCCCCCGTCGGCACCGACCTTCCCGACGACCTGCTCGTCCCGACCTCTCCCTGGTCGGCTGTGGGTCACACCTCGCTTGAGGACATCCTCTCGATCTCTTCGGAGGGCGGCGAGGCCACCACGATCGGCACGCTCCAGAACAAGAGCCTGCGCACCAAGTACAGCGCGCGGACCGAGACGATCGCGCTCACCCTCCAGCAGTTCGACATCCCCGGCCTGAAGCTGTACTACGGCTCCAACGCTCCGGTCCTGGCGAACGGCACCGTGGGTGTGCCGAGCGAGCCGACCCCGACCGTCGCCGCGTTCCTCGCGGTGTTCGTGGACGGCGAGAACTACTTCGCGATCTACGCCCCCAAGGCTGAGATCTACCGTGCCGACGACATCTCGTTCGGTGACACGGAGTCCCTGGCCGGCCTGCCGATCGGCGTGAAGCCGATGG